ACTGAGCCAGCAGATTAGTCTTGTTCTGGCTGCTGGAGGTAGTACCCATCCAGAAGGCCAGGCAAGCTGCCCATCCCGCCGAGAGTTGCCCCAACATAATCATTAGCGGGGCGCTCTCTTTTACATCCGGATGAAGCATCATCAGGGTCAGCACACCAAAGAAACCTAGCGTAGTGAAGATGGTAAGTGCTGCCGGAACCCATGAGCGTGTCGAGATAAGCATCTCCCGCGCACCTTTACGGTCTTCAACAGCGAGCTTCTCAAGGTCAATGGAGTTGGTCTTGCAGAACTTCTCGAACTCAATCTCTGCAATCTTGATCTGAGCAATGTTGTCAGCGGTCAGACTGCTATTCGCAATGACATCCTGAACCGCTTTTACGGAGGAGTCTGAAAGCCCTATCTTGTCGGCAAGCATCTTTGCTGCAACGCCACCGAAAGGACCAGCCAGTGCCGTACCGATCAAAGGGGCAAGTTGTTTAATCCATTCCATTGTTATGCTCCCACGCTAACAGAAAAATCATCAGAGTCGGCATCCCCACTACCATCATCAGTGTCAAATCTAGCATCGTGTAACTCCACTTTTTGTTGGCTACGCTGATACGCCTTGATCATTTCTTTCATGTTCTCTGACTCTCGCGGCCATGCGGCATCCTGTTTCAGTCGGAGTTGCTTGACGTGAAACTCAAGAAGACCACGGAGGCTAGTGAAGTCACTCATCGCCAGAACAGTGCTACTAGGCCGACTGCTGCGAAGAAGACCACAAACACAAGGGCAAGTTGGATTGCGTCAAATGAGTTCATGCTAATTCACTCACTTCTAACTTGAGTGCTGCCATCCTGTTCCCCCAACCACGTTGAAACTTGAGTTGGGAACTGTCCCGGCTGATGATGTCTTTATAGAATTGATCCCTGGTAGCTATGTATGTGGAAACGATAGCGTCTGTCATTCCTGCCGCTACGTCGTCTTGCAAAGCCTCAATAGACTTGGGACCGAATACACCATCAGCAACCACACCAAGAGCCGTCTGTAGCCATTTAATGGCCCTCCCTGGGCCATGCTG